ATACCTCACGAAGCCCGCTTAGAGGGTTATGGGCTGGATTTTGGATATTCAAACGACCCTACAGCAGTAGTCGCAGTCTACTATTACAACGGCGGTTATATTTTAGATGAGGTTCTTTACAGAAAAGGTATGAGCAATCAACAAATCGCCTCATTTATGAATAACTTGGATTTTGGTGTGATTGTAGCAGATTCAGCAGAGCCGAAGTCTATCGATGAACTGCAAATGTACGGATTGTCTGTTGTTGCAGCGAAAAAAGGCAGTGGCTCTATTTTGCAGGGAATCGGTTATGTGCAGGAGCAGAGTATCTCAATGACTAAGCGAAGTGTTAATTTGATTAAAGAATATAGAAATTATTTATGGCAGACTGATAAAGACGGAAAGACTATCAATATACCAGAGGGCGGATTCGACCACGCACTAGACGCTGTGAGGTATAAGCTATCAAGTGTGTTAAAGCCTAAATATGAAATAAGACCAACCACTCAAACCTCAGGGGAGCTATCGTCATTATGGAGCTAAGATTCGGTGAAGTAAGAAATAAATACACCATGGAGGGGGTGGAAGTGGAAGAGATAAAAAAGATTAGAGATTATATGACAGCTCAAAGCATTAGGTCGTTTACAATCTCATCGAAAGTATCAACCTTTACAGAAGTCAGGCAAGAGTTTGAGGACTTAATAAAACAAGCAGAAAATGGGGAATGTTTAGATATATCCTTAAACGTCAGAATAGACAAGAAAACAGGATTGCCTCAGATGGTTAAAAAAACAATCCTTGATAAAAACTCAAGGTTGTAGACGTTTTTATTCAAATGTGATATTATAGACACGTAACAAGCTACTGGGAAATGCCCAGCGTGATGATTACGTAACAGTAATTTTTACGTTGGGGGAAACCAGTGGCTTTTTCTTTTATAGACGAATCTAACATCGGCGACGCGTACGATGAAAGTTTGCAGAAGTACCAGGCAGTTTTATCTGGTATTGATGAGCTTGAGCGTATTGCTCTAAATAAACCTAAGTCAAATATCCCAGATGGCTTACCTAATGTTACAGACGGAACTACAGCTAGCTATGTTCAATCTCGACCTAAGAGCGTTATTCAACAATTGCCGACTGGGCTAGTTACTAGTTTGGACAAAGATAAAGACTTAGCAGATGTCGCTAATTTGGTCTTAACTGAAGAAATCCTACCAAACGCAAACACTACAGGAAGTGTTATTCAAAAATCCTGGGGAGCTTTAAGTAAGGCTATGACATACGGCTCTCAGCCAGCTTACTGCTTCTACACACAACATGGAAATTATTTTGGGGCAGACTTCAAACTGCCTTATATCAAGGACGTTATTTTGGAGGCTGGAAAAGTCTACGATAAAGACTGTAATGTTATCTTCTTACGAGCTTGGTACCAACCAAGTGATATTAAGTACCTAATTTACCGCGAAAAACAATTAAACGAACAGGGAATAAAGAGCGGCTGGAGACTAGATAAACTCACTCAACTAGAAGCAAAAGAAAAAACAGACGAAAGCAAATCACCAGCCGAGCGAGAGAAGAGCCTTGAGACTGGTGGCATACAGATTATATTTGCATTCCAACGGGGAGTAGGAGCTACTTTTTACGGGTATAGTCCAGAGAATAACGAAGTGGTCTACTCAACTGTGAATCCAGATCCAAGAGGCATTATTCCAATCCACTTCATATATCACGATATGGATATGTCTAATCCAATCGGTCGTGGTGCAGTCGAACTAGTAGCAGGACTTCAGAACATGCTTGATTCAGAAATGCAGATGTACCAATACGCTCAAGCCTTGGGGCTTAACCCGCCACTGATAAAGCGAGGGTCATTTGATACTTCAACTATACGATTCAAAGTAAACGCTATTTGGGACTTAGGGGTAGACCAAAACGCAAGTATCTCACCTGCGAATATCTCAACTAATGCAACAAACAACTTCTCAAACAACTACGGTTTAATTAAGAGTCAAATATTAAACTTGAACAACTCAAACGACACAAGCGTTTCTGCTGAGGTCGGAAATCCTGGGTTCTCAAAGACAGACAGTGGAGTAAAAGCACAGCAGGAGCGCGTTGGCGTTAGTGATAATCATCTTCGCAAGCAATTCGAGGGTTGGTTTGGTGATGTCTGTGAAACTATGCTTAATATTCATTTTGCTTTGTCTGAAGGTGAACAGGAAGTTGACCTCACTCAAGAATACATCAAACGCCGAAAGCTTGAAGACCCTGAGTTTGGCGCAAGTACAGCTGTTGTTGACTACAACAAGAAACTAAAAGGATTCAAGTTCAAAGTTGATGCTTCTACCTCAAAGCTTAAAGATGACGAGCAATCTATGGAGAACCTAAAGGGAATCTTAGAGTTAGCTCAATCTGACCCTGAGTTAGGACAGATTATCCGCAAAGACCAATTATTGAAGCGAATGATTAATAAATCGGGTGTTGACGACCCTGAAGAGCTGGTTATCGACGCAGACCAAAACAATAACGGCATAGCCGACAGTGAGGAGCAGTATGAATAACGATTTGATCCCAAACAGCGGGTTTTCTTTGGATATCCCAGAAGAACGTAAGACTAAAGAATCCAAGGAGAGGATTGCAGCTAAAGAAGATATTAACCTACTAAAAACTCTACTCAATGGAATTGATGAAAAGATCCAACTAGCCCAAAACATCAATCAATTAACAATGAATCCTGAAACTTCTGAGAAATCCCTAAAAGTGCAGATATTAGCTGCTAGGTGGCGCGTGAATGACCTTATAGAACTTAAGTCGTGGATAAAAGCCCAGACAGACAAGGTAAAAGAAAATGACTGAGGACGTTAGAGAAAAGCTAGAACAGCCCTTAGATACCGAATCACTACTGGCTAGTCATGAATTCAGACAGGAGGGCAGGGTTTTGATTTGTGTAGACGATCCAAGCTTAACAGCAGTTTTACCGTTAGGCGTTTATTTGGTTGGAGAGAAAGGAGCGTATCGACTAGAGAAGTTATTCTAGGCGGGTTGTTACCTGTAGAGATAAGACCTTAGTAGTATCTCCGCAGGTAAGAGCTCATCTCCTTGAACTCTCATCTGCGCACCGATGTAAAAGGTCGTAAATAACTAAATAAAGGAGTAAAAAACCGTGGACAATACCACTACAGACGTAAATACAAGCCAGAGTGCGGCAGATGTGTCGTCAACATCACAAAACTCAACCGACAACACTGATGAAAAATCACTGACAGACGGCTTCTGGGGTGATAAGGATTCAGGCGAACAGTCGGAGGGCGAGTCCAAAACAGACGAAACCCAAGAAACAGAGGAGAAATCCGAAGAAAAGCCGGAATATTCAAAAGCAGAGGAGCGTAAAGCTCAACTGAATGACGATATTCGAGGGTTGGTGTCCCGTCGGGAAGAACTAAAGCGAGAAGTAGCTGAATACGAAGGTATCAAACAGTTACAAAGCTCAATTAGTGAAAGCCGAATAACACCAGAACAACTAGAAGCTGCAGGGTTAGACCCACAAGACGCTGCAATTCAAGCCCTTCTATACAATCAGGAGCTTGACCAACAGCAGGCAAAAGTAAACGAAATATCGGCAAATATTGCTGACCTTCAGTACAATATGTCGCTTGATAGAGTAGAACTGCTTAAAGACTATCCTGTATTCGATGAAAATTCACCTGAATACAATGCAGACTTCACAAAAAAAGCAGCTGACATGTACGTGAGTGCCGCAAATCTGCAATTTAACGAAGAGGGCGCGCCAATCTCAGCGGATAAAAAGCTCTATGAGTTTATGACAGACTTGCACGGCATTTACGAAGAAGGTCTGAAAGCTGGCGGTAAGAAGATATCTAGGGCAAAACAATCCGCGGCAGTAATGAATGCTGGCGGAGCGGCTACATCAGGAGAAGTAGACGAAAAACAATTTGTGAATGGGTTCTTCAATTAAATCCTTCAATCTAAAAAAACTAACCATAGGAGAAAAATAAAATGGCTATTAACTTGCCACAAGCATATTCAAAAATCCTCGATAAAGGATATACACTTAAATCATTAACAGCACCTGCCTTTAAGGGCAAGTATGAAGTTGTTGGTGGTACTACTAAATCATTTAAGGTGTACAGCACAGACGCAGCTTCTCTGTATGACTATTCTACAAGCAAGAACGCTAGTGGTCAGGGTGTTGGTTCGTTCGGCTATAAGTACTCAGCAGCTGGCAATAAAGAACAAGTTATTACAGCTTCTCAGGACAAAGCCTTCTCACAGCAAATCGATAAGGCTGACGCTAAGTTCGCACGCGATGGTTCACTCGATACTAAAGAAGTCATGCGTGTAACTCTAGAAGAGTCTATTTACCCAACAATGGATAAATACAACATTGACGCATTGGCAAAAGCGGCTGAAACTACAGCGGTTAAGACTTTGACCATTACTAAGGCAAATGCTTATGAAACATTTATGGCTATGACTACTGCTCAAACAAACGCTAGAGTACCTCACAAGGGTCGTGTTGCGTTCGTAGCCGCAAGTGCATACTCATTATTGAAGCAGGATGACAACTTCACTCCAGCCAGCGAAATGACTGCTAAGAGCCGTCGCGATGGTAACTACGGTGAGATTGATGGTTGTATGATCATTGAAGTTCCAGATGACTACATGCCAACTAAGACGACTATCGTTTTGACTCACGAAGACGCAGCAGCAGCTCCAAAATACCTGTCTGAATACAAGCAGGGTGAATTTGGTCCAGAAGCTAGCGGTTACTATGTAGCTGGTCGCGTTGTATACGAAGCATTCGTATTCAACAAGAAAAAGGGTGCTATTCAAGTTCTGAAGAATGCCTAGCAATTTGGGGCGGGGAAACTCGCCCCTTCTCCGCGTTTTGCCTCTCCGCGATAAATGAGAGGTCGAAGATTAACAATTTGGAGAGAGACTTAGTAGAGTGTGTTATTGCTCATTCTATAGTATAATGATGGCAAATCATTTAATCTTGTGGGAGAAGATAGATGAAACAGTGGTTTAAGAGTATAGATTGGGTAGACGCTGGCGGTTATCTATTCGTAGCAGCATTTTGGCTAGGTGTGTTTGGATTCTTATTTAGACAACAGATATACGACTACTTCGCACCAGTTTACTACAAGCCTTGTACAGTAGAAACTATAAATTACGACACTGTCAACATAGATAAGGGTAAATCTCAGTATGAAACAAGCCGTATAGAAACTGTAGGTCAGAATGGTTCAAAACAAGTCTGTAAAGCCTCAAAATCTGGACACCCAAACAAAGAAACTGTTATAAAACAGCCAGTCAATCAGGTTGTCAGATATACGCCGACTTCTAAAGCCGCATATGATTGTATATACAATGATAATTGCAGAGAAGCCATGGATGAGGGAGAACCAGACTATAACGACGAATACATGGAGTATATGGAATCTCAGCAAGAAAGAGGCGGTGCAATCTGTCGAGATGGTACAAGGTCATATTCAACTGGAAGAGGAACTTGTTCGCATCACGGTGGAGTGAGTCAGTGGTTGTATTAAACTACATCTTGACAAATTACCTCTGTTGTGCTAACGTGTAAGCATGAAAAAAGCTATAGTTATTACCGTCATTTTAGCGCTTGTAGCAGGCGTTGGCGGTGGTTTATGGCTAAAGACCCGTCTGGACGCTCAGGCAGCTGCTGGAGTGGCTCAGGAGCAACCGAAGAGTAAATATGACGTTGGTCCACCAGATGCGCAAGAAATGCTGGAACTGGTGAATCAGGAGCGCGCTAAAGTCGGTGCAGCACCCCTGAAACTGGACGAAAGATTAAACGCCAGTGCACAGGAAAAGGCAGATGATATGCAAAACCGTGGTTATTACGATCACAAATCACCAGATGGCATCGAGGGTTATTCACTTGTTTTCAAACACATGCCAAATAGGTGTCGATATGCAAGTGAGAATTTAGCCAAGGTATCTACTACTGATAGTAAGTTTGGTAGTAGCCGCTTTACTATAGATAATTGGATGCATTCAACCAAGGGGCATCGCGAAGCCATATTAGACGCAAAATACAGCTTGGTGGGGTTTGGTATATCCAAGCAGGGATATGACCTTATCGTCGTTCAACACTTCTGTGAACTCAAATAAATAACATCTTCTACTAAGTCTCTCTCCTTATAAAAATAAGGAGATTTTTTATGGGCTATAGAAGTTGGCTACAAAATTATGTAAACAACCACCCAGATCAAAACACAAGATCTCAAGGACAAGCGTTACTAAATACTGTTGGCGATGACATGGGAATAGATAGAAACTTTCTATCTGGCAATGTAGGCAACGGCGGTAACTACCGCAAGACAGGATTGTTTGGACGCAACACTTGGGTAAAAGGAGGCGATGGAAAGCTATACAAAAACGATGAAATCAGCGGCATCAACGACCGTTTTAAGCAGCTTTATTATGCGGATAGAGAGAAAAACAGAGGTGGTGGCGATGGAGTTCCTGAAGACAATTCTGGCGACGGTGGCGGTGGTTACTACGGCGGTGGCTTCAACCCATTCGCTGCTCAAGAAGCTAGAAACAAGGCAGACGCTATCGCTAAATACGACGATGAGATTAACCAAGCTAACTCTGCTATCAACCGTCTAGGCGGACAGGAAGCTGTCGGTATTGCTAACGCTGGAAAAGCCAAAGACCGCGCATGGCAAGAAAACGAAAACAGCTTTAATGAGTCAACTGGTCGTTACAACATGAACACCAAAGACGCTATCGACAACATCAAAAAGACCCGCGACCAAATCGAAAGCGACACCGCTACTAAGGTACGCTCAGCTAAGGGTATTTTGGCGGCTGGTGGAGCAGGAGATAGCTCTTTTGCAAAGACTGTAGCACCTTATGAGATAGCTAAAGCTGCTTCAAAACAGCAAGGCGAGGCTCAGGACGCATACGCCAAGAACCGTCGAGATATGGATATCAACTACTTCGCAGTGAAGAATGCTTACGACAAGAACAAGAACGACATTCAGAGCGAGTATGACAACCGTGTGAACAGCGTAAAGCAAAAGATTGCCCAATCCCGTGCTGAACTGCTAGATCGTGTCAGAAGCGCTAACGTGGGCAAACAGACGGCAAATGGTTCAAGTATGGCAGCTGCTATTGCAAGCCAGCAAGGTACACGCGACCAAATCAACCGATTAGGTACAGAGATTGACGAATTAGGACGTGATCGCAGTATTCCTATCCAAAAAGTGGACTGGAAAGCACCAGACCTTGCGACATACGACCCTAAGGACGTTACTGTCAAGGATAATTCAGAGATTGGTGGTGTAAATGATGAGATTTCACCAAACTTGCGCCCAATCTTAAGCGACGAAGAGAAAAAGAAAAAGCAAGAGTTAATGTAGGGGGATTACAGGAGATGGATTTTTTTCAAAGAATAGGTAACTTTTTCAGTGGTAAGGGTTGGGTTAGTGATGAGGAAAAACGACGTAAAGAACAGCAAGTTCAAGCGCAACCTCAGAATAAGCCAGCAGTTACTTTTAAGCAGGATCCTGTCTTAAATAACTTAAACAAGGCGCCTAGTTTTGGCAGTCCATCTCCTACTCAAGGACTTTTTCAGCAAAAACCTCAAACAGATACAGTGCCTAAAACAGATACAGTACCTAAAGTAAATACAGTACCAACGGCAAATCAATTCAATAAGCCTGTTATTCCTGAGATTAAGCCAGAAATCCCTCAGAAGACTGTTAATGACGCTCCTAAGGTACTAACACCTCAAGGGCAACAAGATTGGGTAAACAAAGAAAACAAGCAAATCCAAACTCAAAACTTAGTAAACAAACCTATAATTACACCTAAAAAACCTACATATTTTGATTATTTGAACCCATTTGGCGAGCATGGTCTATTCGGTGCAAAACAACAACAAAACTTTAAGAGAACAATAGAAAAGCCAATCACAGACAATGTTAACAAGTTCAATAACTGGATTGACTCTTCAGATAAAGAAAAAGGATTCCAATGGAGCGATCCAGGAGATTACGTACGATTTGCCGCTAAAATACCTGGCGGTATGGTTCAAGGATTGGCGGAAACTCCAAACAAAGTAGCTAACGCGGTTACAGGTATAGAAGCGGATGAGAACGGCAAAGTAAAACAATTAAACGGCGTTCAGAGATTCGGTAAAGGGCTAGACGCTGGTATTTCAGTCGGTGGACTAGGATTTGGTGGTTCAGGTACACTTCTTCGTAGCTTAGCAGGTAAAACGGCTGGTAATGTATTAAAAGAAGGCGCAAAACAGGGTATTGGTCGTACTGTATTAAATGGTACAAAAAACCTAGTTAAAGACTCACTTAAAGAGGGTGCGGAAGAAGTTACGCAGACGTTTGCACAAGACCTAGCAGATGACGGTAAGATAAACATGAATAAAGATGCTTATATCCAATCTGGGACGTTTGGCGCGCTTGGAGGTGGTATGATGCACGGTGCTGGTCGTGCCGTAAATGGTGTTAAGGGAATGGTTGGAAATAGGATTAATCCTTATAAGGTGAACAATTCAGAAGCTAATCAGCCATCTCCAGAACAAGCAAGGTATAACGCAGCCACTAAACTAGCCACCTTAGAGCGTGAGGCAGGGCGGCAGATGTCTTTCGATAAAAATAATGCAAAACTACCACTACAAGACACTGAATTTAATACAGGGGCGGTAGAGAGGTTGGCTCAAGGGCTGAAGTATGGCACAGATAAGGATATTTCTTTTTTGCGAATGAGACCTGAACTATTAGATCAGGTTAATGCTATTAGGAAAACCAGAGGTCTAAATCCGTACAAAGATAATACTGTCACTGCATATAAAAACGCCGTGAATAATCACTTAAATAAACGCGTTAATGAAGGCATGAGTCCCGAAAGAGCCGCATATATGGCTGCTGATAGCCTAATAAGCCCTGAATCTCAGGCATATGGAGGAACTACCAGTAGAAGCGGATATAATCGTGATCATATAAATATAGTAGCTAGCCCAGGCGAGACTGGCAGATACAATACGGCTACAATAGCTGATTTTAATGGGAATATAAGCTTAAAGAACATTTCACCAAGAAGAGAAGGAGAAATAAAAAATCTCTCCCAACAACGAGAAGAGATTTCGAGAGCTTCGGATGGGGGCGCAAATGTTGTTCCATCATCCACCAATAGTGATAGCTATGTCGGCGGCGCGCCAGTTTCCGCCGGTCGGAGCTCTGATGGTGCTAATATAGCACAAGAAGCCCAAAATGTCAATGAAGACGTTAAATACAAGCTCAACCCAGAGCATGAAGCACAAGTCAGAGCGTATAACGAACACATAACACGCCTACGCCAACGTGAAGAATACTTGCGCGGTCAAGGAATGAGTGAAAATGCTC